GTCTATCGTGTATGTGTGGTGTTGTCAAGTGTTTTGGTTGGATTTGTTTGTGACTTATGTTACGGTTGGATTTGTTTGATTGGCTTGACATTGTAAGCGTCAGGTGGTAGTGTAATGGTTATGAACATCGTGGTCGCATATCACAGAGAGCAAGACGCTCGGTACACGGGGGGCAACATTTTCCGTTCCTTCCGTAGTGTCAACAAGGCACAGGAGTTCGTGAACGACCTCTTTGATGGTGAGCGTATTCGTGCCATCTCAGGGCGGAACGACTGCGGGTTTGATGTTGATATGGATAATATCTATGTCGGAACTTTCGCTGAGGTTCAGTCGCTCATTGAGGCGGTTCACCCTTTGAAGTGAGTTACGAGGTTCTCAAGCCGTTGAAAGCCTTGAGGAGCGAATGAGGTAACAAGGTTAGACCTACGGCCCTCAGCCTCGTACCATCTGCTTCTAAAAAGCAATGACAACAAGTCAGTGCTAAAATAAGAACATGATTGATTTTCTTATTGGGGCAGTATTGTCCGCAGGTATTGTTGGTGGGTTGGAATTATGGTGGAGACACCACAAGCACAAGTAGTCACCTAAAAACTTGACAGATTAGCCTAGTCTACATACGGTAATATTGGCTATGGCAAAAGCACCCTCAAAATCAAAATCATCTCCTACGACTGTTCACATCGTGGAGAGTCCGTCCCAACGCAAAGGCATCCACGCGAAACGGGGCTCCGCAAGGCTCAAGAGTTCAAAGAACTACAAGAAGGCTTATCGCGGACAGGGGCGTAGTCGCTAACAACAAAGTTGTGAGATACTAGCCCTATGGTCTTTTATAACTCATCATTCAGTTCCTTCGGTAATAGTTACGGAATAGATGGGATTCGTATACTCCCCGCAGATCGGGAACCCTGTCCTGTATGTGGACACCCCACAGGAGATTGTGCTGCGCCCGAAACAGAAGGGCCAGTAAGGATCATTGGCTTTGAGACAGACCTAGAAGGTAAAGAAGTCCCGCTTCACTTTGTTGAAGAAGAGGTATGGGAAGAAAGACAGATTACTCCATATACCAAGGCTCGTGTTCTGATATACAAGCGTGGGGACAAAATCACGCTTAGTGAAGCAAAAAGATTAGGTCTAAAGTAGACACTTTCCGTATTTTTTCCTGAAGTACAATCTTACTTCTACCCAAAACTACACAAGGAAAAATCATGGCAAGAATTACAGACGAACACAAGAAAAAGTACCAATCCATCACACCTCCTTGGGGATTCAACGGAATGGGTGAAATCGTTTTTCTGCGCACATACAGTCGCAAGAAAGAAAACGGAGACAGCGAAACACTTCCCGACACACTGCAACGCGTTATTAACGGGGCTATCGACATCGGCGTTGTGTATACACAAGAAGAAGCAGAACGCCTTTTTGATCATATGTTCAACCTGCGTTGCTCTTTCTCAGGTCGCTCACTCTGGCAACTTGGAACATCGCTCACACAAGAGTTCTCAGGAACGAGTCTCAACAACTGCTACTTCACCAACATTGAGAAGATTGAAGACTTTGAACTTCTTTTTGATTATCTCATGCTTGGTGGCGGAGTGGGCTTCTCGGTTGAACGCTCAAAGATTCATGACCTTCCTAAAGTCAAGAGCGCAGTCAGCATTACTCATGAGCGAACGAATGACGCAGACATCATCGTTCCCGATAGTCGTCAAGGATGGCGTCGTCTACTTCACTCAGTACTGAAGTCATACTTTGAAACAGGTCGCTCATTCACATACTCAACTATTCTTGTTCGCGAGTACGGAGCCCCGTTGAAGAAGTTCGGCGGAACAGCATCAGGACCAGGCGCACTCATTGACGGCATTGCAGACATTTGTAAAGTTCTTGAGAATCGTGTTGGCAAAAAACTTCGTTCTATTGATGTTTTGGACATCTGCAACATCATTGGTCGTATTGTTGTTTCTGGTTCATCGCGCCGTTCAGCACAGATTGCCATTGGTGACCCCGACGATGTTTTGTTTCTTCGTGCAAAGAACTGGGGTTCAGGTAATGTTCCCGCTTGGAGAGCAAACAGTAACAACAGCATCTACGCGGATGGCTACGATGAGATTGCTACGGAACTATGGAAGGGCTACGACGGAACTGGCGAACCTTATGGTTTAGTTAATCGTAAACTTGCTCGCAAAGTAGGAAGACTCGGGACTAGTAAGCCAGACAACACCATCGAGGGATATAACCCTTGTGCCGAGATTGCTCTTGGCGATGGAGAGTCGTGTAACCTTTCAACAATTTTCCTCCCGAATATTGAATCTCTTGAACAGTTGACCGATATCTCATATCTTCTCTATAAGACTCAGAAGCGCATTACTCGTATGAACTATCCGTATGAGAAGACAACAAAGATTGTTCAGAAGAATGCTCGTCTTGGTCAGTCGGTTACTGGCATTCTCCAATGCTCCGCAGAAAAGATTGCTTGGTTGTCTGATGCTTATGTAGCACTAGAAAGTCTTGATGCTGTTCATTCAAAAGATAATGGGCTTCCTATTTCTGTTCGTTTGACAACTGTTCAGCCTTCAGGGACTCTTTCTCTTCTTCCCGGTGTAACTCCAGGTATTCACCCAGCATTTGCGCCCTACTACATTCGCCGTGTTCGTTTCGGTTCTTCTGACCCGTTAGTTGATGCGTGTCGTAAGCGGGGCTATAGAGTGCAGTACGACGTTGGTATTGATGGTAGGGAAGATCACACTCGTTTTGTTGTTGAGTTCCCGTGCGAGTCACCTGAGGGCTCTGTACTCGCCAAGGATATGACTGCTGTTTCCCAGTTAGAGTGGGTGAAGAAGATGCAGACCGAATGGGCAGACAATGCTGTTTCGGTGACTGTGTACTATCGCAAGGAAGAACTTAATGAAATCAAGGAATGGTTGTCAAAGAACTACGATGACTCCGTTAAGTCAGTTTCCTTCCTCCTACACACTGACCACAACTTCCCACTTCCTCCGTATGAAGAATGCACAAAGGAAATGTATGAGAAGACTTTGAGTAAGATTGACTTCTCAGTCCCGTTGCACCGTCCTGCATTTGACGGGTTGGTTGAGTTGGACGACTGCGCTACTGGTGCTTGTCCAATAAAATAACAATAAAAACTTGACATCGGTGCTGATAGGCGGTAGTATGTATGTATGGAAACAGACATCATTACTACCCTTATCAGTACTCGTGCAGAGTGGGTTAGTAAGGCGGCTTGTAGGGGGCTGGACCCTGAGTTGTTTTTCCCTGAGCCAGGCGGAGCCACAAAGCACATCAAGAAAATATGCCTATCCTGCCCTGTCTCTCTTGAATGTCTTGAACACGCCATTGTTCATAAAGAGAATTTTGGTATTTGGGGAGCCACTAGCGTAGCAAAGCGACGCGACGGAAGTGTAGCCATCGCTGATCTCAAGAGACGACTAGCAGAGGTGGAAGCAATGAAACTCAATCCCGCGGCTCGTAGGATCAAGTTACGCAAAATTCGTAGTGCTAGCCTCTGATTCTGGTATTGCATCGTAGGCAAAATTCAGCCCACGGATAATAGCGACGCATGTTTGTAGGGTGCGAACAGTCAAGAATGTCTATTACTTTTGCATTCATTACATCACGAATGAACTGAGCGAGACTCTTTCCCTCTTTGTTGGCTGCGGTTTTCCATCGTTCACGGTCGTTTGAGTTTGCTCGTACGATGATTTGCGCAACAGCGGGGCCGTCGTCATCGCTGATCCCCGCACTAATGGTTGTATCCATGGTTTCTGCAAGTTTATCTACTGCCGCCTGAATATTGTTATCTTCGCTCATGATTCAATAACCTCCACCCCTGACTCTAGCGCAAGTACCTCTACTGCGTCAGTAACTGTTCTTTCTCCAAGCAGTTGGTCAATCATCTCCTGTGAAATCACTCCAGAGCGACCCATAACCTCCAGTAAGCCCCGTGCTTCTGCTTCTGGGTTGAATAGGCTGAGTGGCTTGGCTTCCGTCTCACCGACAATTGTGGACTTAATGGAGTCTCTTTGGGTGACATCCATCTGGATACTGACATTATTCTGCTCCATACCAAGAAGTAATGAGCGTTGCTTCATAATAGAAAGAACGGTCTGTACTGCCTTCATATCTGGCTCTACTTGTATTTCGGTCCCGTCGTCTGTTCTTATCTTGCGGTGCTGAGTCATTGGCCAGAGAGCAGACTGAAGTGCATCTAGGCGCTCTAGTTCTAGTCGCAAAACCTCTGGATATGCCATCAAAGTTTCACGATTTAGTTTTTCTAGTTGACGCTGGATGGCTTTTTGTACTACACTGACACTAACGCCGAACCTTTTAGCGATATCGGAAGTAGCAACGCCAGCCTGACGCATCTTGAAGATACGGGAATCCCTCTCGGCGAGGAACTCTCTTGTCATTACTTTTCCGCCTTCACTCATGAGGGCACCTACCTTAACGGTTCTTTAAAGGTCAAAGTCTCAAAGGGAAACTTTTTACCTCGCTTCATCTTTAGGGGCCAATGTCTCTCATCTCGTTCTCCACGAAAATGCTTTACATCGTAGACATATTCTCCCATAGAAGTAGGGTCCTGTTGTAAAGATATGCCGAATTCTGGCCAACGAGACCAAACAGCCGAACCAAACGGGCGCAAGTTGCGGGACGTCTGGGACTCCCCAAGAGGAGCGTGGTGCTCTAACCATAAGGCGCAACCATATACCGCACGCAAAGTATCAAGGTATCTGACAACTTCAATAGCCACTGCTTCAGAAGTTCTATTGCCAGGATCAATGAATGACTTGTACAGAGGACCCAAAATCAGAAGTTCTGGCTTTGCCCGATCAAGATATGACTCAAGCAACAGCCGATCAGTCGCCAAAAGAAGATTTAGTCCATCTGGCTTGATGACCAATTCTGCCAAAGATTTCTTTGCATACCCATATGACAACGCAGCCCCGAATATGCTTCGCGACGAACGACGAATGATCCTCTCAGGGTTTTCGAGGTCAATGGTCAAGGTCCTGATCGGATTCATTCTTTGGAAAGTGAAAGGCTGAACGCCGAGAGAGGTCAAGATCGCAACCTGACGAGCAAGCATCGTTTTTCCCACCCCCTCGGCAGCAACAACAATAACTCGCTCTCTACGCTCTAATAGATTTGGGATCACCCAATCGTAAGCATCGTCGCTTGATTCATTAACGAAAGACTGCCAATCAACCATGCGACCAGGGTTTAGCGGGGCGTCGGAGCCAGCAGAAGAAATCAGAAGATTTGCACGATTAATAATAGCGTTGGCGGACATGTCATCTTTGGAAAGAAGAAGTCGCAAACGCTCTACGGTTTCTTCAACCTTAGTCAAGGGTCGCTCATCTACTGTTTCTGTTGTTTGTGGTGGCTCTACTTCTTCTTCGTACTCTGCTTCGGGCGTTTCCTCTAGTGGGATGCAATCAATATCTTCAGGTACAAGAACTGCCAGGTCCATGGTGTCTCCACCAGTAAGAAGGAAGTCGGTGATGTCCTTTTCTCTTGGACATACCCACGCCTGAACATCGCAACCCGCTTCTTTGAGTTCATTCTTGACTGCGACTGCGTGTTTCCGACCGACTTCATCGTTATCCGCAACAATATCTATGGTTGCTCCTGCGAGCGCCTCGGTATGAATGCGAAGCCACTTGCCAGCCCCGCCGGGCATTGTGGTAGCAACTTCACCCAAGGCGATTAGAGTCTCGGCATCCTTTTCACCTTCAACAACCCAAATGGTCTTTCCTTTTTTCTTTGCTTCAATAACTGCTGGAAGATTATAAAGAACCTTAGGAGTGTCGCCTAGTGCGTAAACAAAACCGCCCGCACCATCAGGCTTGCGTTGACGAAACTCTTTCTGACCATCTTCGTTAACAAATCTAAGTTTCTGAAAAAGCAAGTTGCCATACTCGTCGGTGTAGTCGTATTCATTTGTCAATGTCAATTTTGATTTAGGTTTAATCTTCAAAGGCGGTTTCACCTTTGTTTCTTTTTTGGGGCGGTCCTCTAAAAACTTTTCGTATGACTGCGTGCGACGCTCAGGTGAAATCAAATCAGAAAGCGTAAGACCAACTGCTTCGCAAATCTCTTTCGCTCCGCATCCCAAGCCCCGATGACAGTAAACAAGAATTGATCCGTCGCCTGATTCACTAACACTCATTGATGGATTATTGTCGTCGTTACGACATGGACAACGAGCATCCCACCCCGAACTCGTTTCCTTTACTCCGCTCAGTCGGCTAATGAATTCTTCAGTGTGTTGTTGCACGATTAAAACCCAAACTTAGTTCTTGAATTGATGGACGGAGGAATGGAATCTTGTTTTTTCTGCGGATTGATTCTCGCTCAGATTCAGAGGTGCCGCCCCAAATACCATGTCGCTCCCAAGAGAGTGCGTATTCCAAACATTGAACACGGACGCCACATGTTGAGCAAATCCGTATTGCTTCTTTCATGTTCTTTCTTCCTTCGCGAATTTCTTCTAGGCTTGCTTCGTAGACATTTAGGTTGGGAAACCAAATACCTATTGGCTGACCCACGCAAGCCCCGTTACTCGGCGGCGCTGATGCCACTGCTTCCATTAGTTTCCCCATCCGTTTGTCATGCGCCGTACATCTCTTGCAGAAAGAAATATGTAAGCCGAACCAATTTGCAAATTTCCTGTCACGTCGTTTGAGTTGAGTTGTATCGCTTCAAGCGGTATACCAAAAACTGACGCAAGTGATGCTTTCACCTTTGCAAGTTCTATTTCATGTTGGCTCATTGATTCATCAAAGTCAAGTATCTCGGGGCTAGGAAGTGAAAGATTTTTTAACTCTTCATTTTTTTCTTGTGCTTTAACACACCAACTGCATGCAATCTTTATTGCGCGTGATGCACGAAGAAGAATTTCCGAGTGACCACACTCAAGAACATGTTCGTACTTTGTTGTTCCCCATCCGCCAGTCTTCTTGATTTCTTTAATCAATTTCTTTGGTGCTTGGCGCTTACTCATCGATCAAGATCATAGAACAATACGCAGAACAAGTGGTGGATATAAAAAAGAAACCCGCCCTTGTGAGGCGGGTTCTTTTCCGAAAGACTTTCCGTAATTGGTTCACCTGTTAGTGGACAAATCAGTCTTTCGTATACTGCGGATATGTGGCAGTAGTTCTTTTGTCAAGTGTTCTCTCATGGTAACACTTATTGACAGTTTTGTCAAATGGAAACTTTTTCTCGGATGAGTGCAGCGAAAGAAATGTCTCGTGACTTTGCTTCGCTTGAAAGTTTCTCTACTAATGACTGAGGGAATGTAAGGGTCACTCTTCGTGAGTCCTCGTTATCAACGAGGCGAGGGCGTCCCTTTCCTTTTTTATTTTCCATCAGAATGGTTCCTCGGTTTCAGTGATCGTCGGAACGGTTGCAAGTCGTGGCGATGTTGCCTTCTTTGCTGGAGTCCCGCCTTCTGCGCTACGACGCTTGCGCTCAAATGATTCGATTGAGCGAGCCTGAATACCGATATTGTCTGCGACAAGTTCAATGGCTGAACGCTTGGTTCCATCGTCTGCTTCCCATGAACGCTGTTCAAGGCGACCAGTAACGATTAGTCCAATTCCCTTTTCAAGGATGCTTGCTGCGTCTTCTGCTGTGTAGCGCCATGCAACGACATTAAAGAAGGAAGCCTTTTCCTGCTTTTCGCCCGCCTGGTCTGTCCAGTAGTGGTTGACGGAGATTGAGAATGTCAGTTTTGCTTGTCAGTTTGCCAAGAACTTTAGTTCTGGGTCGGAAGTGACATTCCCAATCAGTGTTGACTGTGATTGGCTCATTTTTCTCTCTCCTCGTGTTCGGGGCTGCGCCCCATCGGTGACGAAATTATCACAGTTGGAGAAACAGTGCAAGACTAAATGAAGATTTATTTATTTATTTTCCACTTGACTTATTGTGGAGAGTATGATAATATAGTGAGATGAAAACAGAACACGAAGTACGACTCGCCCTTATTGGGCATATCAAACAATTATTCCTTGATATGAACGACCCAGGCAACTGGACTGCTTCAGAGATTGAGGAAGCAGATGTCCAAGCAGAGGATTTTGCCGACTGGGTGTTGGATAGTCTCAACGCTAAAGTTGAAGAAATCGGTGACAATAATACTTTCACCCTCCGCTGTCAGATGGTTGACGCCAAAAATTTCATAGATTCCAAGACTGCAGAACCCCTGGTCAGCGACACAAATTTGTAAAATCACCCCAAGTGGTTCACTATTTCGTAATCAAATGGTAATATTTAGATGGCGCACCTGCTAGTGTTTGCCACACGGGGACCAAGTCTCCAGCCGTATCCACCAAACACAGGAGACAAATGAATCATCCGCTAAGACTTCTATTTTCAATACCCGCCATACTTCTCACTCTTGCAGTAGGAGTTAATGCTCAAGGAAAGGAAGAACAAAGCGCGATATCAGTAACGACAACTGTCGCCCCTGCCGTCTCAACAACGACACCGCCGACAACTGTTGTTCCAGTCACTACAACGACTGTGGTCACGCTCCCTGAAGGCTTCTCTCTGCCGACACTTCCTGCCGATGTGCCTTGTCAAGAATGGGCTCAAACGGCACTTGATGCTGGATGGCCTTGGCATCTACTCCCCGAACTTCTCCGTGAAGTGTGGAACGAGTCTCGTTGCGAGAATGTCATTGAAGGTCACCCGCAATGGAATGGTCACGACCGAGGACCTCTCCAAATCAACAAAGTTTGGCTTGATGACATTGAAGCAAAGTACGGCACTTGGGAAGTAGTTAATATTCCTGCCTACAACTTTGCTTGGGCGTGGGAAATGTATAGATGGTACGACGACCACAAGGGCTGTGGATTCATCCCTTGGTCACGGAAATGCAAGTGAGGGGAAACAAAATGAGATTATTTCATAAATGGTTTATAGGAGTTAGTTTGGCTTTCCTTGTTGTGGTCGTCGCTACCTGCGGGACCGAGGGCGGGAAAGTTAAAGCAGAGAAGCCCACGGAGACTGTTGCCCCCATTGACCTTTCGGGAGTCAACTGGACCGAACTAGCCCGCTTCATGTATGGCAGATGCGGTGAGTATCACGACCTTGCTATTTCAGTTGGCTGGACCGAAGCACATTGGAAGAAGTTGAGTTTCGTCATGTACCGTGAATCGCGTTGCAACACGATGTCTTTCAATAAGACTGACCCTAACGGCGGAAGTCGCGGGCTTATTCAAATCAACGGCTATTGGTGCAAGAAAAATAAATACAACCCAACTGGCTGGCTTCAGGCAAAGGGAATACTCAATACCTGCGAAGACTTGTTTATTCCTGAAGTAAACCTTCGTGCGGGGCTGGCGATGTGGAACTATAGCCAACAGCACAACAAGTGCGGATGGCGACCTTGGGCAACTAGGTGCTAAGTTACTGAGTGATGAGTAACGAAGAAAAAGAATCCACTGCCCAGACTTTACGCTCCCTTGCCTTTGTTATGCGGGGAGCGGAAGAAATGTCGTATGCGGTCAAAATCACTCCCGAATTCCTTGAATCTGTAGCCGACGAACTTGACGGCGTAAATAGTCTCAAGATATACGCTAGTGATGGGGAATTAGTGTGTAGTATTGATGAACCTTTGGCGTCGTCAATAATGAACGCTGCTGCCAAGCACTACATAGAGCGCGCGCTAAGGGAAGCGTTAGAAAGTCCCAACTACTAAATAAAGGCGGTGCCTCATGTCCCTCGTTTTCTACCTAGCAGGTGTTTTGTCTGGTTACATCACATGGAGGCTCGTCTCAGCCCCGTATCTATGGGATGCCGAAGACGAAGCAAAGTCATGGCATCGCCAGTGGGAATCCCTCAAGAAAGAAATGGATCGTCAAGCAGAAGATTGATAAGTACTATTGCTTTTTCTGTTTAGTTTCATTATTCTTTAAGCATGACAATAAATACCAAAATAAACACAGAATGGTTTGAACTTGCTATTTGTCGTGGAAAATTAGACTTATTCTTTCCCAGAGTTGCAGAAAGACCAGAAGCACGAGTTCGCCGTGAAGCCGAAGCCGCCATGATTTGTCGGCAATGTCCCGTATCTATAGAGTGCAGAGAGTACGGCAGGAATAATCACGAATACGGCTTCTGGGGCGGAGAAACCGAGATGGAGCGCCATGATGCAGGATTTGATTTGCCTGCAGTTATTGGTATTCGGAATAGAAAAGTTTTAAATAAATCCACCTAAGGAGGTTGACAATCTGTTCGTTGTGCGCTAAAGTGTTCCAAAGAGATTTATCCAAGGAGTAAGAACATGGCACACGAACTAGATTCAACAAGAGCGGGCAAAATCCGTATGGCTTATGCGGACCACGAGGTCCCATGGCACCGTCTTGGGACGCCCATGAAAGGGCTCCAAACTGCAGAAGCAATGCTGGAAGCCGCTGATGCCGATTTCCACGTGGCTATTGCTGGAGTCGCTGCCGTTGATGTGGACGGACAGGTAATTCTTGACCTTGATGGGAAACCACTCATGGTTGAGGATAGTCGCGCAACTGTTCGCATTAATAAAGACGGAACCTATGACGCCCTGTCCACCGTGGGCACACGCTACGTCGTTCAGCAAAACCTTGACTGCCTTAATAGAGCCCTAGATATCGTCAACTCACGAGGCGACGCAATTGTAGATACATGTGGTGTGCTCAAGGGTGGTCGCGAATTCTTCGCTTCAATTGACCTTGGTGGACTGATCATCGATCCAACGGGAGTCAACGACAAAATTGAACGTTTTCTTCTTGTACGTAATGGTCATGATGGCAAGACCCCAATTACATATGCAAATACTTCCGTTCGTGCGGTATGCAAAAACACAGTCATGGTTGGGATGAAGTCGGCACTTCGTGTATTCACCGCGCGCCACACACGCAATCAAGACGCCGCGATCAGTGAGGCAAAGAGCGTTTTGGAATTGTCAACAGAATGGGCAGAAGAATTTCAACGAACAGCAGAACTTATGCTCTCAATTAATATTCCCGACAGATCACATAGCCTGGACAAAATTATCAACACCGTATTCCCAACACAAAAGGGAGAAACGGATCGTCAAAAAACAAATCGTGAAGAAATTATCTCAGTTGTTCGTGGCTTGTATCCGTCAGCAAAAAATGCTGGAGGCTTTGGATATAACGGTTGGGCTGTGTATAACACGGTCGCCGAATACTTTGATCATTATCGTGATGCAAAACCCACAGAACGA